CACGTACATCGCGTCGCCCAGAAAGAAAACCGGCTGAACGTCAGGATAGAGCTGCTCATTGTCCTCGCCTTTGTAGACGAACTTGCCATTAGTAAATTCCATCAACGCTCTCCACGGGTTTTCCAAGGGTTCTGAGAACTGCACAATATTCTGGTTCAAGACTGCCAGCACGACCATTGACGTCAAAATAAACGTATCGCTTACGCCTGGCGCTATCGGTCTCGTCAAGCCGCCGCCCAAGTCTCCCAATCTGGAAGCCATGCCGCAGCTTTGCATCAATGACCTTTGGCGTTAAGTCAGGAAAATATTGAGCACATTCTTTTGACGTCATTGATCCATGATTGGCAATGATTTGCAACGGATCTATTTTAATTTCCATTTTATTACTCCTTAAACATCAGAAAGGCACATCTTCGTCCAGATCATCAAAACCCGATGCGCGGGCCTGTGGCGCGTTTTTGACTCGGGTTGGTAGGGTAGCCTCACCCGCTTGCTGAAAGCCGCTCCTGTGGCCTTCTGGGTGCCTTTTCGGGCCATGATCGACCGCGGTGGTCGGTTCGCAAGCGTTTCCAATCGAAATTGCAGCGTATTGCATCCCGCTGGCAGCGGTTTTGATCGTCACGTCCAGCCAGTGCATTGCACCGTCTGGCAAACAGATCCGGCCTTTGTAATCGGCGTGCCAATCCTCGACCTTTTTGTCATTCGGGAATGCGGCACCCTTTCCAGGCTTCTGCTCGTAATTGCCCTTCGCTGCGGTTGGTTTATTCATTTGATTCACTTTAAATTGTTTCTCAAGATTTGGTCGGTCACAACTTCGGAAAGTAATTCCTCAATTGTCTCGACCTCGGGTTGCTTTGCATCAATTCGGCGTCTGATAACCGATTCGATTCCTTTCTGCATTTGCGCTGACGTCAGGTCCAGAGCAATTAGCTGATTCACCAGGTTGCTGCTTATTTGGGCACCTTTTATTTTTTTCAAACCTCCTCTTATTTCTTTAGTAAAATTAAATATAGAGTCTTTCATCTTAGTCTAAGCTCCTTGTCTAAGATCTACATCTAAGCTCTCTAAGTCTAAGATCTAAGACTAAGATCTAAGACTAAGATCTCTACGCGCGCACGTATATGAAGAAAAGTTATCCACAGGTTATCCACAGGGTTATCCACAGATTTTAGGGTAGTTATCCACAGGTTATTCACAGGCTACTCTGAGGGGCTTTTGAGGCTGTTTTCGTACTCTCTTTTAATTTCCTTTACGATCTCCTTTTCAGCTTTTGTATAATCTCTGAGTGGTTTGCCATTCAAATCTAACCCTCTGTAGGGCATCCGTTCGAGCCTTCTTTTGGCCTCGATGTTTGCCTTTTTACTCACTTTATATTCTCCGACAACCAGACCGTGACCGATCCTTCCTCGGCATATTTCTTGGTGACTTTCAGGAATGTCACTTGGGCGTCGTCCTCGTAAACCACGCCGTTCATTCCATCGAGAACGGTCTTGGCAATGTTGTCGACGTCTGGTCTGGCAGGGTAAATGTCACCGTCCAGAGCTGCCTGGCGCTTTGCTTTCGACCAGCTCAAGGGAATGCTCATAGATGCGTAGATGTAGACCGTCAGGGGCGTTTGCAGCGGTGCATTACCGTGCATTGCCTCTGCTGCTCGAGCTGCGATGAGCGATTCATAGTCTCGAGTGACAGCCGGCGTGTAGCTACGGGGCTTTCCGCCAGCGGTGCTGAACCGTGGTCTGCCTTTGCCGACTGGTGGGCCAGGGATAACGAACTGAAGGGTCATCATTTCAATAGATTCCATGCGGTTTCCCGATCGGGTTCCTTCCATGCCGGCGCCTCGTCCGGCTGCTGAAATGTCCCGACAGGGAAATTCTCCAGAGATGACGTCAACACGAACTGCGGATCATGCCCGAAGTCGATCCGCTTGTGGAGAAAATTTTTAAGGTTCCGCGAGCAGGGTTTGCCCTAGTCCGAAAGATGAAAAAAAGTTGAAAAAATGCTTTGTGAGGGTTGTCAACCATGTTAAGGTTTCACTCATGCGCTGCACGTCGTGGCGCAAAACCAAGGAGCAAGCAAGATGAATGACTGGAACAACCCTCTGGAAGCGTGGCTCGGATCTGGCAAGTTTGACAGCAAGAACCGTGAGATCGGCTACATCGTCGGCCTTAACGACAACGGAACCGAGTTTGCAGCTTGGGTCCAAAACGGTCGCAAGATTGGTCGTGACTTCAACGACTTCGGCGTACCGCAACGTAGCAAAACCTTCTCAAGCCAAGAAGCAGCCACCTCCTGGGCTTACAAAACCGCCAAAGAACGCATCGCAAACCTGTAAACCAACCACGGGGCCTCGGCCCCAACCAAGGAGCATCATGAAAATTATTTTTACGAAAGAAGAAATCAAGGAAATCATCCTTGCCCACGTTCATCGTGAGAGCTGGGAGGAGTTCAACACCATCGAAATCCATAACTGGGACGCCGATGAATACGCCACCGTGACCTATGTTGAACCAACCCAGGAGCCGAGCAATGAGACCTGAAGACCACGACTCCAATCTGACAATCATCCTGGCATCTATCGCCGTTGGCGCGATGTCAGCGATCTGCTTGTTTCTTGCTCTTTCTGGAGGTCTCTAATGGTCGGCAAGGTAACCCCCAACACAATGCTGTCTGCAAGCCGCATCCCCGCCCTTCTGGGCCTCTCAAAGTATGAGACGCCTAATGGTGTCCTCACGAGCGTGATAAACGCCTTACAGGACGCTCCAGAGCATTTTGAGACCAACGAGGCAATGCACTGGGGCAATCTGCTTGAAGTGCCTCTGCTGCTCGAGGCAAGCGCACGCCTGGGTCTGTCGCATCTGAAACTAGATCATCCAAAACCCTACTTCCATCCCGATGCGCCAATCGCCTGTTCACTTGACGGGAGCGGTGACGGCAACGGTCTGGTCGTGACCAACAATCCAGATGCCGGCGTATACGTCATTGGCCAAGACAGCATCACGCTGGACGGCTTTGGCGTGCTCGAGGCAAAGCTGACCAGCTCGTATCCAGAAGATTGCCCAGCAATGAGCCGTGGTCCGCTCCAGCTCCAAGCACAGATGGACATTACTGGTGCCAAGTGGGGAGCTGTATGCGTGCTCTACCAGGGCATCGAGCTGCGGATATTTCTGTTCGCTCCTCACGAGGAGACGCAAGCGCTGATCCGCAAAAAAGCGTTTGAGTTCGAGTCTAAGATCACGCACTGGTCAGAGACTGGTGAAGTCGAGTGGTACGACCCTGCCAATCCTCAAGAATTCGGCCTCAAATGGCCAGGCGATCCAAACCTTGACTCCGTTGATCTTGGCGATTGGGGAGCAACGCTGGCCGAGCGGATTGTCAAGGCCAAACAAGAAATCAAAACGCTTGAGACCAAAATCGCCGAAAGCGAGAAAGAACTCAAAGAAATGCTTGGCAACGCAACCAAAGCTCACGCCGAGGAGTTTTTGATTTCGTGGCCGATCCGTAATTACCAGGCGCAACCCGCAAGGACTGTACTTGCTAAGCCGGCGCATTCAATGCGTCAAGATTCTGTAACCGTAAAGGTGAAGAAATGAACGTCTACAAAAAACTGACGCAAGCCAGGTTAAAGCTACTGGCTTCAGAAATGAAAAAGTCTGGCCACAACAAGTTTGCTGGCTACCATTATTTTGAGCTGGGAGACTTCATTCCGGCGATCCACAAAATTTTCGATGAGCTTGGATTGTGCGGTGTTTTTACGTTTGAACACTCAAGCGCAACGCTGACTATCCACGACACTGATGGTAGTGGCTCGATTGTGTTCTCAAGCCCTGTCGTTTCTGCGACCAAAGTCGAAAAAGATGGAACGCAGAAACCAGAGTCGATTCAAGACATGGGTGGAAAGCACACATACTTTAGACGCTACCTTTGGCTGATGGCTCTTGAGATCACCGAGCATGACTCGATTGACGCCGGTGACAATGCAGATCGCAGACAAGACAAGCCAGAAGGCAAGCCAGCAAACCCACTGGACGCCGTAGCACCCAAAGCGCTGCCAAAGCCCCCTGAGCCGCCGCCAGAGATCATTGAGTTTGAGGATGGAGCTGGTGGCACTTGGGCGTTGCGCGTCCCCAACGAAGCCAAGCCACGCTCGATGAGCAATGACGAGGCTGCATGGGTTGTTGAGTTCAATGCGCTGGCCGACGCAGTTATGAAAGCCGGCAAAGTGCCGCCGGTAGACCGCATCGCTAAGCTCAAGCTACTGCGTACTGCCAATGATGCTGAAATTGCTCGGCTGTCGATAATTGAGCGTGCCAGATTTCTTC